AAAATAACGCAGCAACTAGAGCAGCATTTGTTTCTACATGCTCTAGAATTCTTAAGGAAGTGTTAAATCAAAATGGTCTTTCTGAATATAGAATTATTTGTGATGAATCAAATAATCCAATTGAAGTTGTGGAAGCAAATCAATTCTTTGCTGAAGTATTAATTAAACCTCTTACTTCGATTAACTTCATCACGATTACTCTAACAAATGTAGATTTACAATCAAGTATTAACGGATGAAGAAGTAGCACTATAAAACCATATTATGGCGCATTCCTAACAGTAGATAAGTTATAAAAAGTATACTCAAAAAAAGAGATAAATAGGAGAGGTAACAATAATGCCAAATTACACAAACGATGTTGATAAATTTAGAAAAAACTTCTTTGGTGTTCGTTCGAACAGATTTCTGGTTGTTCCAGACTGGCCAAAATTACCAAACGGGCAATCACTAAGTTCAACACCAAATCAAGAGACATGTGAAATTTATGTTAAAGCAGCAGATATTCCAGAGGCAAGTATCGGTGTTATTACCGTGCCTTGGATGGGTCGCGCAATTAAGTTTTCTGGCGAAAGAACTTATGTTGACTGGGCAATTCAAATTTATGAATCCAATGCTCCTGCGAATGACTTGCGTAAAGCATTCGAAGAGTGGATGGAACTCATGGATGCCAGAAAAGAACACAAGATTAGTTATGATGTTACAACCAACTGGCAAGTTTGGTACAGCGACATAACCCCAAATCAAAAGACATCGACTAATGAGTTTAAAAGAGGAATTGAATTAGTAAATTGCTTCCCAGTCAATGTTGGTACTCTTTCAATGGATTACGATGTTGCAGATGCATTTGCAGTTTTCCCTGTAACTATCGCCTTTGATTACTGGCGTCCAATGGGTGATTTGTCAACTGACGGTTACAATGGACCATCTGCTGAGAGTGCTGGCGGCGGCGACGACGGAATTCCACCCTTACTTCGTAGATAATTAAAAAGAAAGTGACTTCTATATGGGATTAATTGACAGCATATTTGGGTTTTCATTTAGTAGAAAACCTGACGAAATAGCAGTAGGGGAGGGCCTTTCTGGAGGCTCTCCCTCTGTTATTTCCTTTATTGCGCCAGAAAATGCTGATGGAGCATCTGTTTTAGAAACAGGTGGTTTCATGAGTTCTGTTTATGATTTCGGTGGATCATTTATTGATGAAAACGCATTAATTAATCAATACAGATCTATGTCTTTATATCCAGAAGTAGATATGGCAATTGAAGATATAATAACAGAATCTATTGTTTTTGATACCGATGATGTTGCTGTTAAATTAAATTTAGATGCAGTAATGCTTTCGGATAATATTAAAGCAAAAGTACATTCTGAATTTATTCAAATTTTAAAGATGCTTGACTTTAAAAATAAAGGTTATGAAATTTTTAGAAGATGGTATATCGAAAGTAAACTGTATTATCAATTAATAATTGATATGCAAAATCCAGAAAAGGGAATCATTGAACTTCGTGCAATAGATCCAACAAAAATAAGAAAAGTTCGTAAAGTAGAAAAAGAACTTAAAAAGGTTGGAAGCTCACAAGTGCCAGTAATCAAAAAAGTCGAAGAACATTTTGTATATACTGAAATTGATTCTCATGCAACCTTAACTACTACTGCTGCTGGTGTAAAGATAAGTCCAGATTCAATCACCTATTGTAATTCTGGATATATGGATCAAACAACAAAGAAAGTTGTTGGATATCTACACAAGGCAATTCGTCCATTAAATATGCTTCGGCAAATTGAAGATGCGGTTGTAATTTATCGCATTTCGCGAGCACCAGAACGAAGAATATTTTATGTTGATGTTGGTAATTTACCAAAGCAAAAAGCAGAACAATACCTCAAAGATTTAATGTTAAAATATCGAAATAAATTAGTATATGATTCTGGTACTGGTGAAATAAAAGATACAAGAAATCATATGTCTATGTTAGAAGATTTCTGGTTGCCCCGCAGAGAAGGTGGCAGAGGAACAGAAATCTCTACACTTCCTGGTGGTCAAAATCTAGGAGAAATGGAAGACGTTGAATATTTACTCCGTAAATTATATCGTTCTTTGAATGTTCCTTTAACGAGAATGGAAGTTCAAAGTGGATTTAATCTTGGTCGCTCAAGCGAAATAACAAGAGATGAAGTAAAATTCTATAAATTTATTGAAAGATTGAGAAATAAATTCTCATATCTTTTCATGGACATTCTCAAGAAACAATGCCTACTTAAAGGTATTATGACATTAGATGATTGGAATAGAATATATTACGATATTCGTTTTGACTATTCCACAGATTCATATTTTAATGAACTGAAAGAAAATGAAATCATGAGAGAAAAGGTAGAAATGCTGAGTGTTCTTGGCAATTTTGCTGGTAGTCTGTTTTCAAACAAATATATTCGTAAGAAAATATTAAAGCAAACCGATGAGGAAATTGCTGAAATGGACAAGGAAATGGAACAGGAAAGACAACAACAAATGCAGCAGCAAATTCAAATGCAGCAGTTGGGTCTTGAACCAGAACAAGGATAATATAAATAACGATAGGAGAAGAAAATGTCAAATATAAAATCGATTATCGAAAATATTCAACAAGAAGATTTAGTGAATGCTAAAGATCTTATTAAGCAAGAACTTATAAGTAGACTTGGTAATTTACTGGAAAGTGCAATTGAAGATATTGCTCCAAGCATGATCGCAGAAGAAGAAAAAGAACAAGAATCAAAAAAGAAATCTTCGCTATTTGTTAGCAAGAAAAAACAAGAAGATGAAGATGATGATAAAAAGAAATCTAAATCAATGAGAAGAGAATCATTTGAACAAGAAGAAGCAATTAATAATATTGATGATACTTCAAATGAATTTGAAGACTTTATAGATCAAGTGCATCAGATTGTACAAGAAATTGAAGAAGAAACTGGTGAAGAACTCACCGAAGATGAAATAATTGTAATTGGTCAAGAATATCTTGAACTCTTAAACGAAGATCTTCCTGGAAACCAAGAAGCAATTGATGTTGCTGAACCAAAAGGCAAGATAACTGGAGCAGATCTCAAGAAACTTCGCTCAAATAAGAAAGGCAAATAAATGAAACTTATCACCGAAACCATTGAAGATATCCAAACAATCGTGGAATCCAATGAAGCGGGAGGTAAGAACTACTTCATTAAAGGCGTTATGATGGAAGCAGGAGTTGTTAATCGAAACAAAAGATTATACAACGAAGATGTGCTCAAGAAAGAAACAAAAAGATATATCTCAGAATATGTTGATAAAAACAGAGCACTCGGAGAACTCAATCACCCATCTGGTCCAACTGTAAACTTGGATCGCGTATCTCACATGATTTGCAATCTGTCTGAAAGTGGCAGACAAATCATGGGTAAAGCAAAAATTATTGACACTCCAATGGGAAAGATTGTAAAATCACTGATTGATGAAGGTGCTCAACTAGGTGTGTCATCTAGAGGTATGGGATCACTTAAATCTCAAAACGGAGTAAATGTAGTACAAAACGACTTTACTCTTGCTGCTATTGACATAGTGGCAGATCCTTCTGCTCCAAATGCTTTCGTGAATGGCATTTTGGAAGGCAAGGAATGGATCTGGAATAATGGTTTTTTGGTCGAAAAAGAAATTGCCAATTATGAAAAGCAATTAAAGAAAACATCAAGAAAAAAATTAGAGGAAAATGCAATTAGATTGTTCTCTGATTTTCTCAGGAGAATTTAATGACTACACGACAAGAGACAAAAGATATATTGCTAAATGAATTTGCTGATCCAATGACTCTTGGACTTATTGCTGCTGGAATTGGCGGCGCTGCTGCATTGTATACTGGTCATAAAAGAGGACAGGATCCAACTCTTCCATATAAAGGTGCAAGATGGAGAACAGGACAGGCACTTAAAAAAGTAGGATCATATGCAACATCAGCACTAACAAATATTGCTCTTGCAGATACTTTAAATGCATCAGAAAAATGGCATAAGAAGATTTCAGATGCATATGGTCCTAGTGTTCGTTATGATCAATATAAAAATGCTCTGGCAGCACATCAATCATTAATTCAAAACGTACCAGATAGAGATTCAATAATTCAGAAATATGAAAAGGCAAGAATAACATCTCTCAAAATTGCTTCTGGATATCTAGCAAATCAAGAAAGAAGAAAAGAGTTACATGCAAGTGGTGTGGCGCCAGCAGATATGGGAAAACAAAAGTTTGATCCATCTGATCCTACTTCGGAAACGTTAGATCAGCATTTTGCAAGACACGATGCAAGAAATGTTGATATTGATGGAAATGTAATTTCTCCAGGAACAAAAGGAGTTGAGACATTGCATCAAATAAATGCGTCAAGAAATGATTTGTATGTTCATCCTGCTCTTCACACACATGTAACTGATACATCTGGCAAAAAATTAACATTCGGTGATATTCATTCAATGACTCCTCTTGAAAAATTAGATGCACAGCATCCTCTTGCTGCACAATACAGAGAAAGAGTCACAAGAGAAATTCTCGAACCCCACTCAAGGCATATTGCAACTTTACAACAACATGCACAATTTGCTTCTCAGAGCATTGCTGGACATAGAGCAGCAATGCGAGCAGATAAAAATGCACAAAGAGCAGAAATGGACATAACAAGAGCAGCAAGTCCACCCGTATTTGACCCATCTGCATCGAAATGGGAAATAGCAAAAAGAGTAGCAAAAAAAGCAGTAAGAAATAAAACAATAGATAGATTAAGATCTTCTATTGGATAAATAGTGTAAATATAAATTATTCTAAATACATATTAGACAAAATTGGAGAATTTTATGGCAAACGAACAAATGTACTCAGATCCAAAATTATATGATGACGGTAGTGGTAGAGGTGCTGTAGTAAATGCACCAATTGCTACTCCAGAACTAGCAATGAAAAATATGCAAACACGCAGGCCTGGTGGTGGAGCATACGTTCAACTTCCAGGTGGTCCAGGTCAAGTTACATCGAATGTTGCTGCAAATGAAGACATCGAAACAGATGAACAGGAAACACACGAACAAGATTATCTTGAAAGTCTGTTTAATGGTGAAAATTTAAGCGAAGAATTTATGGAAAAAACAGCAGTTATTTTCGAAGCAGCAATCAATGAAAAAGTTGCAATAATTGAGCAATCGATTCTCGAAGCAGCAAAGGAAGTAATCGAAGAACAAGTTGAACAAAAAACTCAACACTTAACTGAACAACTTGACAGTTATTTAAATTATGTGATTACTGAATGGATGGAAGAAAATCAAGTTGCTGTCGAGAGAGGTCTTCGTACAGAAATTGCAGAACATTTCATGATCGGACTCAAGGAACTTCTTTCTGAAACATTTATTGATGTTCCAGAGGAAAAATATGATGTACTTGATGAAATGGCAACCGCAAACGAAGAGTTGCAAAATCAATTAAACGAACAAATCAAAAAGAACATTGAACTGTCAAATGAAATCACAGCAAGACTCTGCGCAGAGTCATTCATGGACGTTTCAAGTGGATTAACAGATACAGAAGTAGAAAAACTTGCTCAACTTGCAGAAGGCATTGAATTTTCAAATGTCGAACAGTACACTGAAAAAGTAAAACTTCTCAAGGAATCATACTTCAATAATCAACCAAAATCAGTTGCTGAAACAAATCAACAACAAAATTTGTTTGAGGAATCAAATGATCCAAGAGCATTCACAACTGCACCAGAAATGTCAGCACTTGTAAATGCAATGAGCAGAATTAATAGAAATCTAAAACCAGCACCAAAGAGAATTGATGAAAAAACTAATGCTGGTAAACTACTTAACATGATTAATCCAAACATTGTATCAGATCAATATATCTGAAAATATTTAAAAGACTAAATAAAAAAGACTTTAAGGAGAGAAAAATGGACTTTAACGGAAATACACCATATGACACTTTAGTAGAAAAATGGTCACCAGTGCTTGACATGGGTGAAATGCCAGAAATCAATGACATTCACAAAAAACGAGTAACTGCTGTCCTTCTAGAAAACCAAGTAAACGCAATGCGCGAAGAGCGTCTTCAACAAAACCTCTTTGAAGCAGCACCAACCGTAAACATGGGCGGCAATTTTGTTGCTGGTCAAGTTGGTGGTGCAGGAGCAGCAGGTAACTTTGCTGGATACGATCCAATTCTTATCTCTCTTGTTCGCCGCGCAATGCCAAACATTGTTG